GCGTTAAACTGATTTAACAAGGGTTTAGGAGGAAGAAACCATGAACATGAAACCCATTCTATTTTCTGGGACAATGGTGAGCGCGATTCTGGATGGCAAGAAAACGCAGACGCGAAGAATCATCAAAGAAACTCCGAACCATTATCATGGGACGCATTATGGCGGAGAAAAAGACGGACAACCGAAACACATAATGGATTGGGGATTGTCTGGTGTGTATCAAGCCGAAGAAGGAGATTGGAACTGCAAGCCGGGGCATTGGTATTTGGATGTACAGACAGATGTTGATGACAACAGCCACGACGAAATCGCACCAAAATATTCGGTTGGGGATATCCTGTGGGTTCGAGAGACTTGGATGCCCGAAACAGAACAAGGTATCCCGACGGGTGCATATATCTATAAGGCTACCGACAAACCAGAACCGGACGGAGATACTCCGTTGAAGTGGCACCCGTCCATATTCACGCCGAAAGACGCTGCGAGGATTTTCCTGCGTGTTACCGATGTGAGAGCCGAAAGGTTGCAGGATATCAGCGAAAAAGATGCCAAAGCGGAGGGCGTTATTACGAATGGTGCGGTCAAGGTATCGTCCTATGTGTATTGGTTTCAGAAACTTTGGGATTCAATAAACTCAAAGCGTGGATATGGATGGAATGTGAATCCTTATGTCTGGGTCTACACGTTCGAGCGTTGCGAGAAGCTAGAAGAATGGCCGGAAGGGAGCAAGAATGAAATCAATCACATCTGACCAAAGGGAAGTCAACGGACTGTTGGATTGGACGATATCGTTGTTGAGAAGACCCATGGTGCCGCAGCCGCCGCATAGAGCGAATTACATGGGAAATGGATGGTTTTGCATGGGAGAACATGCAAAAACAGAGGATTGCATCCGAGATTTGAAGATAAAGAATCCATACAATACAGGCGATATTGTATATGTCAAGGAAACGTGGAAAGCTGTGGGAACGGTACATAAATTCCCGACGGGATATATCTATAAGGCAAGTCCAGAACTGTGCCCATATAAATGCCCTTATGCGTTTAACGGAAAATGGGAAGAAAAGAATTGCCTTGCGCCAAAGTGGAAACCCGCGACACAAATGCCATTTGAAGCCGCCCGAATATTCCTGCTTATTAAGAACGTGCGAGTGGAAAGGGTACAGGGAATAAGCAATGAGGACGCTATCCGAGAAGGGTTTGTAGGAGCAAAGTGTGATTGCGCCCACAAAGAGTGCGGAGGCGGGATGGTATGCTGTACGGATTGCATGAACACTGGATGGTTGGAACCTCCCAAAGTAGACTTTATGTTGGCGTGGAACGACAAGTATGAGAAGCGAGGGTTGTCGTGGGACAGGAACCCATGGACGTTTGCATACGAAATCGAGAGAATAGAAAAGCCGAAGGAATTCTAAAGTAAAAACCGTGAATGGGCAAAGTATAAAGCCGGGTGAAGACAATACCGATTTCCGAAAATGGGACGAATGGCAGAAATGTAACAGCGCAACCCACGGAAACTGTGCAGGGGTGAAAAGCCCCGCCTCACGAAAATAACGCCAGTTGGTTAGCAAAACTATCCGACTGGTTTGTAATTGAACTGGTTAGTGGTACTACCCAGTGAAAGATTATAAAGAAAACATTGGCACTATAAAATGCGTGGTTTTATAATCGCAATGTTTTGACATAATGACTGCAACTTTTCAGCCGTCCGGCGTTCGGGAAGATGAAATTCCGCAGTTTGAATACCCTATCGGGGATAACTGGAGTGCTGTTATGATAAATCATCACCAAGCGGGTATAATTACTACATTGAACCAAAGCAGACGATGGAGCGGACAAAATAGTATTTCAACATGAACCATATTGGTTGCAATGGGAGATTGTGAACGGAAACGGTTGTGATGCGAACAGAGTTATGCGCTCATAAGGGCATAAACACACAATATGCGCAAATAAGCGCATAATCGGCTAGAATACAGAGAAACTGTAAATTAGCCGAAATCCGAACTTTTTGCTTCGTAATCCAAAAACGGTGTGAAAACTGGAAGTTTTTACGGTCATATGCCAAAACATTGGATGGAAGAACGCAGAATTCATAAATTAGCGGCTAGAATGTGTGCAAAATAGAGGTTGATTTGCACACATATTCCCGAAAACTATGCAGATTCCGCGAATTTGAGTGCCGTGGAACGCTTGACAGGCAGAAAACGGAGTGGTATGATGGGCACAAAGGTGAGAAAGGGGGTCGAATGGGATGAATCGAGATGAGCGCGATGCTTTGGCAGAAGAACAGGGGTACAATGTTTGTCCGCACTCTGTTGAAACGTATGTGTTGTGTGACGGAGACTGCAAAAACTGCGAAATCTCCATTGCATTCGAGAAGGATGTCAAAGAGGGAGAATACCCATGAAAGCCAAAAAACCACGCACAAAAACCCAAGCGGAGTTGACACCCCCCCATACCTAAAGCAAGGGGATTCTTGGTTCTCTGAGCATCGCCCACGCGGGTCTTACGTACTCTCCCCAAGCGTAACTTCGGGCGTGTCCCGCCCTACAGAATATTCTACGCGGTTAGTAATCTAAGTCCTTCGTTCAAGATGTTCTTCGCGGCGTTCACATCGCGGTCGTGGTGAGTTCCGCACGATGGACAGTTCCAAGACCGAACGGATAGGTTCTTCACGGAGGGGTTCTTCTCCCCGCACACCGAACACGTCTGGCTCGATGGGAAGAACCTGTCTACCTTCTGAACGATCTTTCCGTACCACTTCGCCTTGTACTCCAACTGCCGAAGGAACTCACCCCACGATGCGTCAGAGATTGACTTGGCTAGATGATGGTTTCGTATCATGTTGGAGGGAGTTAGCGTTTCCGTGCAGATGATGTCGTAGTCAGATATCAGAGCGGTTGTGAGTTTGTGCTGTGCGTCGTTCCGTTGGTTCGTGACCTTCTCGTATGCCCGCGCAACTTTAATTCGTGCTTTCTCGTGATTGTGGCTACCCTTTGGTTTTCGGGATAACCCGCGTTGTAAACGAGAAAGTTTCTTCTGTGACTTGGCGAGGTATTTCGGATTGGGGAAGTGCTGATTGTCGGACGTGATGCAGAGTTCCTTGATTCCGAGGTCGATTCCGACTACTGCGCCTGTTTTTTCCATCGACTGCATTTCAACGTCGGTACAGCAGATCGAAACAAAGTATTTGCCGGACGGTACTTGGGATACGGTTGCGGAGAGGATGCGCCCTTCGATGGGGCGCGATATTGATGCGTGGATACGACCGAGCTTCGGGATACGGATGTAATTTTCTTCAATGCGGATTGTTCCCCTTGAACTCTTACTCTTGTATGACCGATAGTTGTTCCGCTTACTCTTGAACTTCGGATACCCGATGCGCTGTTTCTTCTTCAACCCGCGAAAGAAGTTCTGAAACGCATCGTCTAGGTTTTGAAGCGTGGATTGAAGCGCCGTAGCACTCACGTCGCGCAACCAATCCAATTCGCGTTTCATCCGTGTGAGATCGGCAGAACATTCGTTGTAATTCATCGTCCGTTTCTCGTTCTCGTAAACTTCCTTGCGCAATGCGAGGTAATGGTTGTACACGTACCGAACACACCCAAACGTCTGTTGGATTAGTGACGCTTGGGAGGGTGTGGGATAGATTCGATACTTGTATGATTTATTCATCGGCTGCCCCTTGACTTTATTGTGTTTCTGTGTTACAGTATTCTATGTGGAGAAGGTGAAATCCTTCTTTTACAACCACTGGCGCATTATATCCCAACGTCTGAAGGAGGCGGGTTTACGGCACCACTTGATATTTATGGACATACGGAAGGATTGGGGAACGGTAAACCCAATTACTAAAGTGATTCCCAATAAAAAGAAAGATGCGGCAGAACTGACGGACTTTGAATTGGCTGGATATTCCGAAGAAGAATCGGATAAATTGAGTGAGTTTGCGGAAATGTCTGGCGTTGAACCAGATCGTATTATAAATGCATTGATGGGATGGAAAAACGGAAATTGATATTTTTTGACGAAAAGGCAGGAGGAAAGAAGATTGTACCGACTGATTCACGGCGATTGTCTGGAAGAAATGGACAAACTGATTGCGGAGGGCGTTAAGGTCGATATGATTTTGACCGATCCGCCTTACGGGACAACGAAATGTTCTTTCGACATAATAATTCCTTTCGAACCAATGTGGGAAAGAATTTGGAAAATTGTAAAACCAAACGGCACGGTGTGTTTGTTTGGTAGTGAACCGTTTAGTAGTTTTTTAAGATGCAGTAATATTAAAAATTATAAGTATGATTGGATTTGGAATAAAAAGTTAGCTGGAAACGCAATTGTGGCGAAAAAACAACCATTAAAAATACATGAAATAGTTTCCATATTTAATTCAAAAAAATATTATCCACAAATGACAGTTGGGAAATATAGGGAAAAAATGTTTAATGGTATAATTCAACCAGAGACACTTAATAAAGTCACAGAATGCAATATAACATATAATAATTTGTATTATCCGACATCAATACAAGAATTTTCAATGGCGAACATGAGAAGAAATAGACTCCATCCAACTCAAAAACCAGTCGCATTGCTAGAATACTTAGTAAAGACCTACACAAACGAAGGCGACACGGTTTTGGATTTTACAATGGGTTCTGGAAGTACAGGGGTCGCTTGCCTGAATACCAACCGTAACTTCATTGGCATAGAGAAAGAGAAGAAATACTATGACATTTCGGAGAATCGGATGGATGAAGCCAACAGATGCAGACAAATGTCGCTGTTTGACGGCATCGGATCGACAAATTGCAAAAAGCAAACGCCATGAAATGTGAACGGAGATAACGCATGGTTATAAATAGGATTTGGGAAATGCCGTCGATATGGACATTCAAAATGAAATCCGCGACCGACTTGATTGGGCGGTACATTTCGCATGGGTGGGCAGACCCGTTCGCAGGGAACAATTCACCAGCAGACATAACCAACGATATTGAAGAAGAGAACAGAAATGCTAAATTTCACATGGACGCATTGGAGTTCTTAAGGACTCTTGACACCGGTTCGGTGAACGGCGTTTTGTTTGATCCGCCATATTCAACAGAACAATGCTTGAGGAGATATACGCCCAAACACGGGGGAACTGCGGGAAGAGCTGAATATTGGGCGAAGTGCAAGAATGAAATAGCAAGAATAATTAAGAGCGGAGGATACTGTGTTTCTTTCGGATGGGATAGCACCGGAATTGGCAAGAAAAGAGGATTTGAAATCGTGGAAATTTTGCTGATTTGTCATGGAGCTTGCCATAACGACACCATTTGCACATGCGAAAGAAAAGACACGAACAAACAAATGACATTCGAGTATGGTGAAGAGTAACCGAGTAATCCTCGGCAACTGAAAGTTTACTTTCATGCCCATATTGAGCGCGAAATCTACATGAAAGTAAACCAAAATACAAGAAAAGGGGAAAGAACATGCTTAAAAATCCACATGGGGGTTGGGCTGAACTGAATTTCGAGGGAAAAATCGGCGATGTTTCCTACTTGACGGATGTCTTGGAGGATATCGTGGAGGCCGCAGAACTGTATATCGCAACCAAAAAATTTCCGGTCTGCATACGCTTTGACTTGGAAGAGTTCGGGACATGGTTATTGTTGGTCGATTACAGCAATACCATTCTGATAACAGAGGGAACAGAAGAAGATTGTTGGGATTGCAAAGGAAAATGGATTGACGGGAAAGATACGTTATTGGAATTGTTGGGCGATCTAAAAAGCCAACTGCACGACTGGGTATACCATTTTGAACTGTGGGATGATAGCGAAGTGACCGAAGAACAACTCGGAGGATGGTATGAACAAAAAGAGAATGAATACAGAGAAAGAATCGATGATGCGATTGCGAAAATAACGAAAATCAAAGAAGATTGGACGCAATATATTCAAGAAGAGCGAGAAAAGATAAGAACTTACCAAGAAGCAAAGAAGAAAGAATTGGGAAATGCGCAAAACAACTGATTTTCCGAACGTTCCGTGCCGAATTAAAAACGCGCGGGTTTCGCTTGACGAATATCTGCAGATGTGCTACAATAATTTCGGCGGATGGGATGAAATTTACGGACAAACATCATCACACATGCCACGATGCCATTATTTCGCGTTAGAAGGGCACTACATTCAACGAAACACACTTCTACGACACAGAGTAAGGGTATGAACCAACAGGGCTTAAAACGGCTGTAATAGCGTTAAAATGGCATACGAAGAAAATGGAGGGAAAACAAAGTGCCCAGATATGAATTGTCATTATCGTCAAACTACGTTCCATCTTGGAATTATAAGGACGCGGTACGAGAAATTGTTCAGAACGCAATCGACCAAGAAACGCAGAATCCGTCCAACAAAATGTTCTTTGATTATAATGCCGAAACGAAAACCCTGTGCGTAGGGAACATTAAATCAACGCTTGCAACCCGAACGCTGTTGTTGGGAGAAACGACAAAGGCGAACAACGAAAATATGATCGGGCAGTTTGGCGAGGGGTACAAGATTGCCGCATTGGTTTTAGTGCGCGAAGGAAAGGATATGCGCATTTTGAATTACGGAAACCGCGAGATTTGGACACCAAAGTTTATCAACTCGCGGAAATACGGTGCGCAGATACTTGTTTTTGATGTGGAGAATACCTCAATATGGAATAAAATTCCCGACGGGGACTTGGTGATTGAGATTGGCGGTATCAGCCGAGAAGAATATGACGAGATCGAACGGAACATCCTTCCATTACGCGAGGATACCATTGACGATACTGAAGTTACGGAAACGGAATACGGGCGTATTCTTCGTTCTCAAAACGAGCGCGGAAGGATTTACGTCAAAGGGCTATATGTTCGAACTTATCCTGCCTACGACTTTGGCTATGATTTTGCACCAGGAACACTTCGGCTTGACCGCGATAGAAAATTGGTATCCGACTTCGATTTGCAATGGGTATCATCGAAGATTTGGGCAGTTGCCGATGTGGACGAAACGGAAATCGTGGAACTGATTGAAAAAGGTTCAAAGGACGTTCAGTACATAGACACGCAAGCCACATCTGCGGCGAAGAACCGATTTGCGGATGCCGCATACGAAAAATTCAAGTCCGAATACGGCAACAACGCCATTCCTGTTGCGCAGTTTGACGATATCGAAGAAAAGTCCGGACAAAAACACGTTATTGTATCATTGGCATACCGAAACCTGATTCGCAGTAGCGCGTTATACACGGAGAACGAGGAACCCGAGAAAACGCCGACCGACAAACTGCGGGAATGGTTTGAGGAAACGCTTGTTCCTGAATACAAGATTTCGGATGCGCACGTTAAAGAGTTTAACGATTTGTTGGACGAGATATAGAGGAGGCATAATAAATTGCGACTGAAAGTAGTGGATTTCATAAAAACCAACCCCGATTGGGAAGCGCAAATTACACAAAAGCCTTATTGCGTAACCGTGAAACGTGACGGGGATTACATTTTGCTTGCGTACAGCCAAATTGATTCGGACTTCACGAACGACATCGTGAAAGAGTGCCGTGGGATTATATTGGATAAAGACTATAACCATGTATGCGTTCCATTCTTCAAATTCGGGAATTACGGAGAAGGATATGTAGACGCGATAGATTGGAAAACGGCAAGAGTGCAATCCAAGATCGACGGCAGCCTAATAAAAGCTGCATTTTACAACGGTGAATGGCACATTTCCACAAACGGAATGATTGACGCACGAAAAGCGGAGATACAGTCAGACTTATCACCATACAAGAATTTCTACGACTTGTTTATGGCGGCGGCAGAAAACAGCGGACTTGACATTGAAAAACTGGGCAACGGATACACATGGATGTTCGAGCTGGTTTCTCCGTGGAACAGGGTTGTCGTTTCGTATGAAAATACGGAACTGTATCACATCGGAGCGCGGAACATGACCACGATGGAAGAAGAAAACATTGACATAGGAGTAAAAAAACCGAAGGAATATCCGCTATACAGCATAGAAGAATGTGTGAAAGCAGCAAGCGAACTTCCGTTCAGTGAAGAAGGATACGTTGTGGTGGATGCGAACTGGCACAGGAACAAGGTGAAGTCACCCGCCTATGCAGCCGCGCATCACCTGAACACAGGGGCGATTACGACTGCAAGAATAGTGGGGATACTGCGACAGGGAACCGATGATGACTTTATTGCATACTTTTCTCACTTCAAGGGAATAGTTGAGGAAACCAAGGCCAAGATTAACGAGTTTTGCGACGAGATGGACAAAAATACAGTTGGCATTTCTCGGGACGATGCGAAGAAAGACCGAAAGGGATTTGCGGCGATGGCAACTACAACAATGTGCCCACCGTTTCTTTTCTCTTGGTTGGACGGACGATGCGAAACGGCAAGAGAATGGCTATGGCAACAGACGGATGAAAAGGTTGCATATTGGATAGAGAAAGTGTGAGGAGATACAATGAAAAATCCAAAATTGGACGAAACAAAAAACACAGATAGTGTTATTTGCCCGTGGTGCGCTAAAAAATTTGATGCGGATTGGAATAGCGGGTTTGATATTTACACAACTGATGTTACATGCCCATACTGTCGTAACGAAATGAACATAGGACTGTCAATTACTTATACCGCAACACCGATAGACGATAATGGGAACGTTGTATATGCAGAGAGGGTGACTGATATTGAGTGATAAGATTGGGAAAACAACATGTAAAATGATTGATCTCGGTGAACTGCCAACGGGGAAGTATATGTATGCTGACTCGGATTACGGCGAGAAGGACAACGAGAAAAGGAAAACGCCAATTTACACGATACATGAAAACAACACTTGCGGAACGCTTGGATGGATAAAGTGGTATCCTGCATGGCGCGGGTTTTGTTTTTTCGCGACGGTAAACACTGTATTTGACGCGGGGTGTTTGCAACAGATACGAGAATGGATTGAGGAACTTAATAAGCGATACAAAGAAAAAGGAGCTTCAAAATGAGCAATGATTGCGAACACAAATGGGTACACCTTTCGACGAATTGCAGGAAAGAACCAAATACGCACGGATATGGATGCGAATATCGGCGCGAGGATATATTTTTCTGCGAAAAGTGCTTAGAACGAAAGACCGTTTCCGAAAGAAAGTATGTAAACTCTGGAGAAGAAAAGCCTATGTGGTATATGGAGAACTGAAACCGATGAAAACGGAAGAAACCGACAAATTGGAACGCGCACTCCACATATACGCGAAGAAATACCGACAGATTGGATGCAACGAGGTAACAATTGGTTGGTTCGGGAAAGAGCGCGTTGACTATTTAGCGTTTAACACAAGGGGAGTATGGCTGTGCTATGAAATCAAAGTAACGAAAGCTGATTTCCGCAGTAAGGCTGCAAAAACGTTTGTCGGGAACAAGAACTACTACGCGATGCCGATGGAATTATACAAAGAGGTAGCGGACGAAATTCCAAACCATATTGGCGTTTTGGTTTCGCAAAACGGGAGTCAACTGTACTGCGATAAGAACGCAAAGTCCGTAAAGATATCCGTACCAGAAAAGACACTTTGGCAAAGTTTGTTGAGAAGTCTGTGCAGGGGATATGACGCACATTGGGATGAAAAAGACGGGAGCAAAGCAGAGTGGTTGAAGGGTGAACTGAAAAGAGCGTTTGAACAAATGAAAATGTACAAAGAATATGAAACCGAACTGTATCACAAAATGCGGGCAATGAAATCTCTTCTGCGAGAGCGCGGAATAACCACCGAAGATATAGACAATCGACTAGCAGAAATGGAAAGCGGAGAATATTACAGAAAAAGCAAGGAGAATGAAAATGAACGTTGAAATTGCACAGGAACAATTTGATAATGTGCTACGAGAAGAGATTCGAGCTGAGGTGCGGCGCAGAATAGAATTTGCAAAAGACATGCATGGTGGATATGGGTATGTATGTGAAGATAAACTTTCTCCGAAAAGAATTGACGAAACCCTGCGATCAATGCTTATTGAGATTCACGGGGACGCAATCATCAAAAATATCAAGAAAGCGCTGAACTCCGATGAATTGCAAACGGAGGTCGTTTCCTATATTGCAGAAAAGCTGAAGGACAGATTCGAAGATTGATAAAGGACGGTGAAACTTAATGCTAAACGGACTAACACCCGAAGAACAAGATCGCGTGGAGCAGATAAGCAATGTTACATCCATGTCAAGAGGGTATTTTGGAGGAATGGAACCCAATGAAGAAGTGTTTGGGTTGACCGAAAAGTGGTTTCGTGAGAATGACGATGATCGAGAATTTTTGATTGACTTGATTCAAAGGCTGTCTGCGCATGTCGGAATCCTTGAAAACCACATACTCAAAACACACCAAACATACAGCAGAACCAAAGAAGAAATTTACGTTTCGCTTGCGGCAGAAATGGAACAACAGTTTAACGAAATCTCAGATGCGTTAAAAGCTGAAACGGAGAGAGCGGAATCGGCTATACGGATGGTTTCAAAAACGTGCCATACTTGCGAATACGGACACGAAAAACAAGGAACGGAACGATGCGAACACGGAGAATTTCTGTTTGACGGAACGGAATGCGTGAATTGGCGGTTTTACGCTGACGTGAAAAACGAAGCGAAAGAAGGAAACAACCAACCGACCGAAGAATAGAGATACCTACGTTTTTCAGTGGGATTTCAATTCGCAAAACGCTTTTGTAATGGCGGGTACGCGCACTCACACACGGACGTTCTGAAAGGGGAATAACTATGAAGAAAATCATGGTTCCAGTGGACACGGACGATGCGGCATACATCATCGGGATTTTATGCGGACAACTTCAACGAGCAGAAGAACGTGCTGAATACGCAGAGGAAGAACTAGCCTACCACAGAGAGTGTGCAGAAGACTTGGAATACGCGCTTGTGAACCCTTGGTGCGAGGAGGACGAAGACGATGATCCGACTATTTAGACGCGCCTATACATGGTTATGCGTTGTAGTAACAGAGTTTCAGTGTCAAGCTATCATGAACAAAAAACAGCGGAAGGCCGTTGTTGACTGGTTAATAAAACAGAAGTAAAACGCGGGGGAGGACACGGCGGTGACGGAAGACCTATTGCGGACAGTACCGCCGAACAGTTCCGACGCAGAACGTTCCGTATTGGGCGCGGCGCTACAGGACTCGGATGCGGCAACGCTTTCCGTTGAAATGTTGCAAGCAGATGATTTTTACGTGCCGGAACACCAAGAGATATTTTCTGCCATTAAAGAACTGCAAACCAACGGAGAATCCGTTGACGTAATGACCGTATCCAACGCACTTTCAAAGCGAGGAACGTTGGATGGTGTAGGCGGGTCTTCATATCTGTTGTCGGCTTGCCGATATGTGCCAACAACAGCCAATACGAAATCGTATATCAAGATTGTTCTTGAAAAATCGTCATTAAGGCGAACGATTGCCGCTTGCAGGGTGATAGAAGAACAATGTTATACGCAGATGGAAGAAACGGAAGTCATACTGCGAAACGCAGAGTGCGCAATGACGGAAATAGCGCAGCGGCGCGGTGAAGCAGATACGATGCACCACATACAGACTGTGATGATGGACACATTTGATGATATTGAGAAATTAAGCCGATTGAAAGGGAAATTAGCAGGGATACCAACAGGGTTGCACGAACTTGATAAATTACTGACAGGACTACACCCAGGCGAACTGATTATTGTTGCGGGCAGACCTGGTATGGGGAAAACGTCGCTTGCGTTGGGTATTCTGAAATATGCGGCGGTTAAAGCACATAAGAAGGCTGGATTTTTCAGCATGGAAATGCCGAAGAACCAAATAGGGTTACGATTGATTTGCAGTGCGGCCAACATAGATATTCAAAAAGTAAGAAGCGGATCGCTAGTGGACGAAGAGTGGATGCGCATAGGAGACGCGTTGAACCAATTAAGCCAAACGGATATATACATAGATGATGCGGTCGGACTTACTCCGATTAAACTTCGCAATAGATTAAAAAAGGCGATTATCACAAGAGGATTGGACATTGCGTTCGTAGATTATCTTGGGTTAATGGATTCCGACAAAAAATCGGAGAATACAAACCAGAAGATAAGCGATATTAGCAAAGCGTTGAAAGGAATCGCGTTGGAGCTGAAAATACCATTGGTGGTATGTGCGCAACTTTCAAGGGCAAACACGGCAAGGGCAGACAAACGACCGCAACTGAACGACATTCGGGATTCGGGAAGTATAGAACAAGACGCAGACGTTATTTTGTTCGTACACAGAGAAGGATATTACAAGCCGAAAGAAGAACAAGAGGGCGATACCGATGGCGAAATCATCGTAGCCAAGCAGAGAAATGGCCCGAT